ACAACAGATAGTCTAGGTAGAATCTGGATTGATTGGAGTCAAAAAAATCAAGCAGTAAGCATTACTGATATTCCTGCTGATTTTGGTGGAGCTGTGGTTATTGTTGGAACAACTGCTGCTGGTATTGCAAATCCATTATCAACACCAATTGGAGCGGTTTATCCGCAAGATGTTCAGGCGGCTGTTATTTCTACTATGATTAATGGCGTAGTTATAGAACGTCCTGATTGGACAGATATGGCTGAAGCATTGGCTATATTCTTAGGAGGAGCCTTAGTTGTCGTTGGATCGCGCTGGACGTATGCATTTGTTCCGGTAATACTAACGTTAGGTGCAAGTCATTTCGCAGCTGCATGGGTCTTTAAGAGCTATAATATGCTCATTGACATTACAGCTTTTGTAATTGGAATTGCATTAGTTTACGGGCATGCATATACCGTTAAATTTCTTTCTGAATATTTACAAAAAGAGCAAATTAAAAAACAATTTGGCGGATACGTTTCCCCTGTAATGGTTGAAAGATTACAAAAAAATCCAGATTTAATTAAATTAGGCGGAGAAAGAAAATTAATCTCCTCTGTTATGACGGATCTTCGCGGATTTACTACTTTAGGCGAATCATATGGTGATGATGTTGAGGGTTTAACTCAAATCATGAACGATTATATGACTGCTATTTCTGAACCTGTATTAAAAAATGATGGATGTATTATTAAATTTATTGGCGATGCAAGTTTACACATTCATGGTGCTCCATTAGATGATGAAAATCATGCGAAAGTTGCTGTTCAAACTGGATTAGAAATGGTTGAGGCTGTTACTCAATTTAATAAACAGTTAATTTCTCTGGGTAAACCTCCAGTTGGTATGGGTGTTGGTGTAAATTCTGGACCAATTTTAGTAGGTAACATTGGATCGAAATATAGATTCGGTTATGATGTACTAGGAGATACTGTATCATTAACTTCTAGATTAGAAGGGCAAACAAAAGGATATGGCGTGTTACTAATCCTTGGGGAAACAACAGCTGAATTAGTTAAAGATGATTTTAAATTAGCAGAATTGGATTGCATTGCAGTTAAGGGTAAACATATTGGTGTAAAAATGTTTACAGTAGCCGAAACTTTACCTGCGCATCAACAATATTTGAATGCATATTATGCAGGAGATTGGGGATCTGCTAGAGTTATATGTAAACATTTAGCTGAACAACCTGGACCTCTACAACATTATTATAAATTAATGCTAGAAAGAATCTCAGGCGAATGTCCAGCTAACTGGGATGGTGTATTCCACGCCCTCTCCAAGTAATTAACAACCTGTATAAACGTTGTTAAACTCGATAATAGAATCTGAAATTTCTTGATATGTTTGATAGAAAATATCCGGTTTACAGGCATAAAATTCACCCTGTACACCTCGAATAATATAGTCACCTTCGGTAGCTATATGTTTGACCTGATAGGAATCCTGGCCATCCTCTAGGGTTCCAATCTGCAACCATCCTTTGGCATCAGGATGCCTATCCTTTCCAGAGGCTATGAATTCGCTTCCAAGCCAATCTTTTAGTTCCTGAATACACTTATTGTTATATTCAAATTTAATCGCCTCAATGGTCACTGGGCGTTTCATATATTGTTTAATCATCTTCGAACACCGCTACGACTTCATCTTCTGAAACAACCCATAACTCTCCAGAAACATTTTTTGCTTTATTCCAATTCAAAAGAATAATGTCGCCTAATTTAAGTAATGTAACATCATGACCTAAGTTCATGACTTTTCCTTTTGTATTATCTTCAGAGTTAACGCCATAAATTAAACCCTGATATTCCGCTTTTTGTTTTAAAACAAGAACGTTTTTCCCCAATACTTGCATAATATTTTCCTATAGTTAATAAAAGGGGATGTTTCCATCCCCAAGCCGTTCTGTTTCCAAGTGGCTTAATCTCAGGCTAATCTCACGCTGCTAGAGCGTAATCTCCATAGTTTGCATCATTTGCTGCATTTACTTTGATTTATGCTGATTACGTCAGTCATCTCTCGTGTTGCCTTCTCTACTATCTCACCTGATCGAAACCATGACAGCCCCATCAAAAACATACTATTTGAGTCTTTAAACTCGATCACCATTCAGTAGATTACCGCGAATAGTCTACCTTCTGAGTCTAATATGTTTATGGTGGAGCTGGAGGGATTCGAACCCTCGTCTCAGATGCCTTCATTTTGAAGGAGTTACAACAATTCAGTTACTTTCCTGAGAAAGTTTACACAGTTTGCGCTTTAATAATAAAAGTTCAATAGTATTATCAAGCGTTTTTCTATAATTTAATATTTCTACTTTTTTCTTTAGTGAAAGATTATTAAAGTTTCTTCTTGTTACTGGCCAAATCTCACCATTCATCTAGGTTTTCCTAGATTTAGCAGTACAACCAAAAAGAAAACAATTAATGCTAATTCAGAAATTTTAATCGCTATAGCTGGAACTGCCATTAATAATAAAAAAAATAATACAACGCCTAATATAAATTTTTCAATAAGTTTCATAATTAACTTGGATATAGTAACATAAGAGCGTCTAATATAACATCGTCTTGAGGGCGATGTTTAACAACCACATTTCGATCCCATGTTCCAGGATAAGTTTCTGGATTAATATCACAATAACCGCGAGTGGATTTAGTAGCAGCCAAATCAACATATGTTCTCATATCTCGATAATTTGAATATTGCATAATTGGCTCATCGCCAGTTGCTTTACATAAACTATCTATAACAACCTGATCCAAACTGCCTCGAGTCCAGATTAACGTAGTTTTTGGGTCGCAATGAGAAGCAATATAATTTCTAATACAAGCAATTGCTTGTTTAGCTGGTAAATCTTTTTCACTTGGATAAAAACTTTGTTTCTTAGCTAAATCACATTGTTTATTCCACCAAGTAATGGTATCTTTTTCGGTAACGCGATTGTATTGTTTAACTTGTTCTTTTACATTAAATTTAACAAACAAGGTATTTGCATATAACGATTCCCATGTATTTTTTTCAGCGGGATTTAAATAAACAATAGCAGCAGATAAAATAACTGAATTAGATTCAGCTCCAAGCGTTTCTACATCATAGACCAACATAATAACTCCAGAAATTAAACACTATTATTTTTTTGTAATCTCGCTAAATCTCCATCCATCATAGAAAGTTTTTTAGTTCGTTGCGTATCTTTAATTAATTCGTTAATTAACAGAGAAGATAATTTAATCAATTCTTTTGTTTGCGGTTCATCTAATTGATTATTGTTAAACCCATTAAGAAGTTTTCCATATTTTGCTAATGGCGTTTTTAATTTTGGGTTTGTATAATTTATTTTCATTTCTTTTTCTATTAATCTAAGGTGATAATATTCCGGAGCATCTTTGATTTTAAGTGGAAATCCATTAGCATTCCATATAATTGGATAACGATAATTTCCAAACAAAACTACTCCTAAGATTTTATCATTAAGAGTATCGCTAATTTCAAATTTATGTCCAGCCGCAACCACTATAGTTTTATTTATAGTATCTGGAGTAATTAAATCGATAATTCTTTTAGAGGTGTTCAATTTTAACTCCGTCGTTATTTAAAATTGTTTTAAATAGATATTTTCTATCTTCTTTTTTAACTAAATTTAATTTAATAGCAATTTGAGTTGCAAACTGCCATTTAATAAAGTAATCCGGTTTAGCAGTAATTAAAATATTAAACTTACCAATTCTAAACGCTACCATGTCGTCATCTGAATATGTTGCATCGGCTCCGCATTTAGAATCAACTGTATGCTCTGCTTCCCACTTTTCAATATTATCGACCAATATCATAATATCGATATCATTATACGGTTCTGTGGGGCAAATATATTTAGAGCCTGTGTACAATACCTCTTTTGCCTCGGCGATTATTTGTTTAATATATTCTGGAAGATCTTCTTGAATCATAATAAATCCTCTAACGAATTCGCTGTAGTTTTATCGTCTCTAATTCCATCATAAATTGGTAAGAATAATGACTTTTTATCAGAACCGCGACTAGAAATAATACAGTTATATTTTACTTGAATGATTTTACCAACATATGATTCTGGATTATCGCGTTCGCCTTGTTTATGTTTAAAACCGCTACCAACATTCACTTCTAATTGACCGCATAAAGTTTGACAAATCAACGATCCAAGCATGCCATCGAATTGAGTTCCAGGAGTTCCTAATGTATAACCAACAACTAATAAATCGGCAGGATCTTCAGCTTTAAGTTTTAATTGATATTTGGAGCGTTTTGCTTCCCAGATACCATTAATTGATTTAAGGATGCAACCTTCTTCGCCGCGATCTAAATTGCGTTGATATTTCTCCATTACTTCTTCACGAGAATTAACAATTTCAGTTTCAACTAATTGTAATTTGTTATCAAAACTTGTTGATAATTCTTGTAAAGTAGCAAGTCGTTGGCTATATGGAATTTTACTAACTTCTTTTAAAAAATCTTCATATGGAATGTAATCCCAAACAACAACATACAAACCTAATTCTTCTTCAGAAGTAATAGTTCCACGAACAGCTTTTGTTACATAACCATTTGATACTTTTCTTTCTGCTACTGTACCATTTTGATGTAACCACATTAATTCACCATCAAGAATAAAACGATCTTTATTTGGTAGCGTTAAATTATCGAAACAAGAAATAGATAAAACGCTACCATTACGAGTTGTTGCTGATACAAATTTACCATCAGCAAATTCAAGGTTGATTCTTGATGAATCCACTTTACACTGTAAGATCGCAGGATATTGGATATTTTTTTCAGTTTTTTCGTTGAATTTACCACATAATAAAACAGGGTATTCTGGAATTAAATCTTTCCAAACTTTGTTAATTAGTTTAGTATTAACGCCACATTTTAAATCGCGTTCAATAACTCGATATAAAACTTCTTGGTCAAATTTCGTTAAATTATTTAATAGGTTACTAACGAATTTAATTGCAGCATTACCTGTTAATTTTCTATTCGCTATATTTTCAACCAATTCATTTAATGCTTTAGTTAAATCGCCTTTATGATATACAGTAGAAAAGTAAGATGATTCTGAACGTTTTTTAATCCAAAATTTAATTCTAGGGTTATATGCTAATTCAAATACTAATCGTTTATCAGTATCATTTTTTGCTGATTCTAGGATAGCAAGTTTATCATTAGTGCTTGCAGTTTCAGCTAATAAGTTTAAAAAGTTTAACATTTATTCATCTCCAATTCAGTAAGTATAGTTTATTATACTCTATGCAAGTTTCAATATCAAACACTTTGTTAATTTTTCTACAGCTAAATTTTTAGCTTTTGATTCGCACATAATATCTGCCCACGATAGGTGCGTTAACGCCCAATCATTAACAGCTGTATTCCAATAGAAATCCGAATGAGCGCGTAATTTTGATTTGCTATAACCTTCAGAAATTAACGCAGATAGATCTGGCTTAGTTTTAGTGCAATGTTTGGATAAAATAGATTCCTGACTTTGAGAATAATGAATAACAGGTCTAACACCGCGCCAGCTGTCGATAACACGCTGTATTCTGGAATCGTCAGATGAAATATATTCGCCACTGTTAATGTAATGATGATGAATATCTAGTACAATAGGACATAAATCTGCAATCTGTAAACAGTAATCTAACGAACCGGAAAACTCATCGTTTTCGATAGTAATACAACGCTGCGCAACAACGCTAAGTCTAGCGTAAACATCGCGAAAAACATCTGGACCACCTTTACCGCTTAAATGAACGTTTAACTTGATATCCTGAAATTGTTTACCATAACCCATAAATCTAGCCATGTCTGCGTGATACTCAAACTCAGCAATACTATTTTTAACAACATCTGCGCGATGACTGGCTAACACGCAAAACTGACCAGGATGGAATGATAATCTAACGTCGTGCTGTTTAGCTAAGTCTCCAATTCTAGAAAACTTTTGCTGTAATAATTTTTTAATAGAATCTGATTGATAAAAGTATGACCAATTTTCGTGTGTATAAACCGGAAGTATATCTGATGATAATCTAACCATACGAAACATAGGCTGTAATTTAGAAACATACTCAACTAAATTGTATGCAGCATCCAGGTTAGCAGCAACTAAATCGCGTAATTTATTTTCGGCAACAGCAACAGTTTGACGAGAAAGCCACGCAACTGTAGTTGTACCTGTATTGTAACGTTTATCTGGATCTTTAGCAGACAAACCATTAACTTGTGACGGGTTACTAATTTTTTTACAAGCAAAACCTATACGCATAATATAAACTCCAATAAAAAAGGGCATACAGTTATTATACCGTATGCCCTTTCTAATGTCAAGCACTTTTATTTAACGAATTCTCTTAACTGTACTGCAGTTAATAATCCGACTTTTCTATTAATTTCTTCGCCATTTTCCACAACAATTAATGTAGGAACTCCACGAACTTTGTATTTAGCCGCTAATTCATAATCTTCATCAATGTCAATCTCTACGAGAGGAATCGCTGGTGGATTATTTTCAATAATTGATGTTAACACTTTACAAGGTGAGCACCAAGACGCACTAAATTTTATCAATACTTTACCGCTTTCTGGAATATTACTCATATCACTTTTAGTTAATTAAAATTGCATTAGTTGGTAAATCGCTTCCGTCATCTTCGATATCTTTTTCAGTAACAAAATCTCCGCGCAAATTATAATAATTTCCAGGAGTCGGTCCATAATGTACAATTTTATAATCGTTACCTTCGTCATCAATGGAGTAAATAACTTCAGCATCAATTAATTCTGGTCTATCGCGCAACAAATC